TTTGCAACTTGAGATAGTGAGCCAGGTAAAGAAATACCCGAGAACGATGTAGGTATTGATATGACAGCCATTAATTTCTTCGAAAAAATTGATATACATATATTTATGGCATATTCTGGAAGATTTACACCAACCAATCCTCAAAAGTATCAAGGGGACTACAAAAACATCGTTTATCGCTCTTCATGGGAATGTAGGGTGATGGATTGGCTCGACCGAAACGAAAGTGTGATATATTGGGCATCTGAAGAAGTTATTGTTCCATACAAATCACCAGTTGATGGTAGAATGCATCGATATTTTCCAGATTTTGTTATAAAAGTCAAAAGTAAAGACGGCCAAACTAAAACAATTATGTTGGAAGTCAAACCTAAAAAACAAACTAGGCCACCACAACCACAAAAGAGAATGACAAAACAGTACATTAATGAGGTTGTCACTTGGGGTATCAATGAGGCCAAGTGGAAAGCAGCCAATGAATTCTGTTTAGACCGTGGTTGGGAATTCAAAATCATGACTGAAGACCATCTAGGTCTATAACTAAATACCATATGGCCTCAAAATTAACTACACTCGCTCGTCAAAAGTCAGCTGCACAATTGCAGTTGATGTCTCGTGAATCAACTCAATGGTTGATGAAGAAGATTGCCGGTATTAAAAATAATAGTACAGTTGCCACGAGCATTCGTAATGAAAAATCGAGACAAGTTGACCGCTTCTTTAGAGGCGGCATGTATTTTTTTGTATATGATCCAAAATTAAAACACCAATTGCCATACTATGACAAATTTCCATTGGTTTTGATACTGGAAAGATATGAAGATGGTTTTTTAGGATTAAACCTACATTATTTGCCACTTAAATACAGAGTGGCATTCTTGGATAAATTATTACCATTTGCAGAGATGGAGAACGAAAACGATATCAGACGGGTAAGAGTCACATATGACATTTTAAATGCGTCCAGGTCGTTCCGAGAGTTTAAACCGTGTATAAAAAGATACTTGAACACACAAATAAAATCAAGAATACTTCAGGTTCAACCTAATGAATGGGAAGTGGCAACTTTCTTACCGGTTCACCAGTTTAAAGGTGAGAAAGCCAAGGTTATTTGGGAAGAATCATTAGACCAAGTTAGGAATTCATAAAAATGGCAGGATCAATTAGTACATTTAAATCCAGTTTCACAACCGATTTGGCTAGACCAAGTCGTTTTGATGTGCAATTTCCTATTCCTTTGGCACTTTTTCCATATCGAAACACATCACAACAATTGACGCTTAGATGTGAAGCAGCACAATTGCCAAGTAGAACTTTGGCTACAACTGAACAAAAGATTGGTGCAAATCCAGTTGAAAAATATCCATACATGTCAAACTACAATGAAGCAACCATGACATTCATTGTTTCGGATGATATGAGTGAAAAGAATTTCTTTGATGCTTGGTTAGAACTAATAAATCCAAGTTACAGTTATAATCTAGGTTATAAAGATGACTTTGTATCAACGATAACAATCAACCAATATGATGTAACAAATCACAAATCATATTCTATCAATTTGATTGATGCTTATCCAATTGTAGTTAATCAATTAGATTTAAACTGGTCATCAACTGATGCACATAAGTTAACTGTTGTGTTTGCTTACACATATTGGCAAAACAATTCTATACAGAATTTGGGCCAAAGTTTATTGCAAACTTTGTTGTCTGATGTTACATCCGGTTTATTCTCAGATTCAGCAACGACAGGTATACCTTATGCAACAGCAGTTTCTCCAATAGACCAAGCTATTGATGAACAAGCAAAATCTGCAGCTGAATATGATGCACAGATTCAAAATACAACTGACCAATATTTGGCTGAATTGGCACCTAAAGACAATTGATTTTTAATGGAGTGATAATAATATGGCTTTACCTAAGATAGATGCACCTATATTTGATTTAGAATTACCTTTATCGAAAAAACAAATAAAATTTAGACCATTTTTGGTCAAAGAACAGCGCAATCTTTTACTTGCAATGGAATCAGATGATAAAGAAAATATTGAAAGCAATATACGTCAAATATTACACAACTGTACATTAACAGAAGGTATTGATATTGATTCTTTGCCAATTACAGATATTGAATATTATTTTTTACAATTGCGAGCACGTTCTGTTGGTGAAATTGTAGAAAACAAATACCGCTGTGAAAATGAAGTTGAAGATAAAATCTGTAATACTTCTATGGAATTAAAATTTAATTTGTTGGATATTAACGTCAAGTTTAATGATGACAATAAAGATGTTATACAGTTAACAGATAAAATTAGTATAAAACTAAATTATCCAAAATTTTCATTGGTTCGCAAAACAGCCGGTATTGATAATGCAACCGATATGGCATTTAAAATGATTGTTGATAGTGTCGAATATATTTTTGATGGCCAACAATACTATTATGCCAGAGAAACCGATCCAGCTGAGTTAACACAATTCATTGAATCTCTCAACCAAGAGCAATTTGCTAAAGTTGAAAGTTTTTTTGAGAATCTTCCTAAATTAAATAAAACTATGAATTTAACATGCAATAAATGTGGTTTCAACCATACTATTGATGTGGAGGGTTTGGAAAGTTTTTTCGGCTAACATTTTGTCATGATAATTTGAAAAACTATTATAAAACTAACTTTGCATTGGTACAACACCACAAGTATAGTTTGAATGAATTGGAAAATATGATACCTTGGGAACGAGATATCTATGTTACTTTATTAACACAGTATATTGAAGAAGAAAATGAGAAGATAAAACAAAGACAACAAAAGTAGGTAAATGGATAATATAACCTTTAATGAACTGTTAAAAGAAGGCGAAATCGATTTAATATTGATGGATGGTCCTGAATCTTTAACTAAAAAACAGTTACAGATAGTAGAAAAGACAGTTGATTCAATTGGCCGAAACATTTCAGATAAAATGAAAAAGATGGCCATGTCCACCACAATGGGTTCAATGAAAGGTTTTGAACCTAAAAAACTTTCTGCTGTAAAAACACCAAAATTAAATAAAGTAAATAGAGCATTTTATACAAAAATTGCTGATGGTGGTACACAAATTGTACGTAAAGGTGATGGTACTGCGGACATTTTGGCTAAAATGATGAACTTTATGAAAAAAATTCATAAAGAAAAAGTATTGCAGTATGAGATAGATAAAGATTTTGAAAAAGAAAAAATATACGAATCTATCAGAGAAAAACAAAAACAAGTAAAACAATTAAAAGAAATGAAAATGAAAGCCCGTTTGCAAAAAAAGGGTGAAAGTAGTTTCAATATGTTACTTACTGGTCTTGGTGCATTTGCTATATTGACTTTTGCAGATAAAGCTTTTGCTAAATTAGTAGAATATAAAAAAGATATTGATGATACCAAAAAATTAATTGATGATAAAATAAGTACAGCCAAAAAGTATCTTTCTGATATTAATATATTAGGATTTCACCCGTTTGAATTTGAAGGTGATAAAACTGAACTAAATGAACCAGAAGAAAATAAAAGGTTTAGAAACATAGTTGCAGGTCGTGAAGGTGGTGCATCAGGTTATGATGCAATTTATGGTGACGGTGGAAAAATACAAAAGTATAATGGCAAAAAAGTATCCGAACTAACAATTAAAGAGGCTTTGGATTTTTCTAAGAGTAGAGGTAAAGATAGAGGTGCCATTGGCAGATATCAATTTATACCAAGTACTCTTGAAAAGATATACAAAGATGCTGGACTTAAACCTGACGATTTATTCAGCCCACAGAATCAAGATAAGTTATTTGAAGCACTAACTGAATCAAACAGAAAAGTATTAAAAGCTTCAATGGAAAGAGAGCCAACAGAATCTGAATTAGCTGTTGCTCATGCTGTTGGTGCACCAGGTGCTTTAGAATTGTTTAGGCAATCTCGTATAAATCCTAAAAAATCGGCTGCTGATATTTTATTTCCAGATGCACAAAAAAGTGCTACTGCTAGAAGTGTTAATCCACAATTAAATAAACCAGTCGGTGAATATTTGGCTGAAACTCAATCAGCATTTAGTTTACCCAAGTTGGCGTTAACTCCAAAAGTCAACACACCTACACAAGAACCATTAATAAACATACCAAAATTAGACGCACCAAAATCTTTAAATGGTGAGAAGTTATCGATGTTATCTATTATGAATGATGATATGATTGGTGAAACAGTTACACCTGTAGTTATTATCAATAATTCAACCAATAATAATATAATTAATCCAAATAGAAAACAACAAGTGATAGAGTTAGCAAATGCATCAGATTTACCATTATTTCAACAAGGTTAATAACAAATGGCAATGACCTATCAAGAAGCTCGCAGAATTAAAGATAAGAGCTTAAAATACTTAATAACACAAAACATTGTATCTGGTGAAGGATTTGGTTCTTCAGTTGGAACAGCCATTTCTGATAAATTTAAAGCAAGAGCAAAAAGATTTAAGGCTAAATTTGATCCTTTAAATGTTGCTAGAATGTTGACAGGTAGTCTTGGTGCAGCTGTAGTAGGAAGGCTAACTGGTAGAAAACAAGAAGACATTGAATATTTTACTGGAAAAAGAGGCAGAACAAAGCGTGGTTATTATAAAAATGTTGGTGATAATCAATCAATCGATACACAAGCTTTCTATACAACGATATCAGATGGTGCTATTGAAAAAGTTAAAACTGGTGATAATGTCGCTGATATATTAACTAAAATGTTAAACTTTATGAAAAGAATTCATAAAGAAGAAGTATTGGCCATGGAATTAAACCGTGATTTAGAAAATAGAAACTATGCAATTGTATCAAAAAATAAAGATAAAAACGTTTTTGAAAAAGTAACCGATAAAGAAAAAGATGAATCTTGGTTGGCAAAACTTCTTCCAAAATTAATAGGTGCTTTGGCTGCATTAGGTTCAATATATTCTGCATTAAAAGGTTTATTGAAACCTTTCTCGGATTTTTTCAGTAAGTTAAAATTTCCTGAAATGCCTACTATTAGATTTCCTGATGTAAGGCCACCAACAGAAAAAGCTGAAGTGAAAGAGACGGAAAAAACTAGAGAAGGTGAAGCTGAAAAAGAAAAACAAAGAAGAAAATCAAGCAAAGATGACCTTGATGAAGATATATCAAAATTAAGAGAATATGGTGTTCGTGGTGGTTCTGCTT